TGCATAATTTCGTCGAATTTCAATAGTGCCAGAACTCGTCTCCAATGCCGGATTAGTCGCCAGATTTGTAAGAACGCGTTCCCCAATAATCCTTTGCGATTGCGAACCATTAACCGTGCCAAGCCATCTTGTGTATGGGCCGCCCAAATATAGAATGATCTCTTGCGGAGTGGGTAGACGCGGCGTGGTGGTATCTGAACCATAGAGAATATCCTCTATCGCACTAAGCATCTCTGAAGTGACATCCCCAGAATCAATCACCAAATGGGAAGACGGCTTGTAACCAGCAATGTACTTGGGTGTAGTGCTACATGCCCAGTTGTTGATCATTGCTTCGGTTGAATCACTGAGAGTGGCGTACTCTTTGTCTGCAGGCGCAGCCAAGATGTTGTACACCATGTGAAGTTTATACCTCAGGTCAATGCCTAAAGTGTCGTTGCCGACCTTGGTCCGATATGCGAACCCAAAAGATCGTCGAGGTTGCTGTCCAATGAACAGGCCATTACCTGTGGATGCGAATCCGTTGCAATTGGCAAACTCTTTGGGCGAACCAATGGCCGAAATAGATAGGGCAAAATCTTCGGAAGTAGGCATCTCAAGAAACTTTACGCCGTCCAAGTAATAAGGATCAGCGTTACCACCATCAGAGGATTCACTTACGGAGACAAGTCCGCCCCAAGGAACACCTGCGCCACCATCATTTGGGAAGAATACGCCTCGGTCTACGCCGGTCTCAAACAACCGTTCTCCGGGCTGATCCCATGCGAGTCTAGTCACGAGTCCTCCTATCCCTTGGTTTGTAGTTGTGCCTGACGCTGGGCGTTAAGTTCCCGCTGACGAGCCATAGCGTCTGATGTGTTCATCTTCTTCGGCGGGGCGTTCTTTAGATTGCAAGTCTTGACCAATGCCAAAAGCCGATTCAAATGCCAGTCCTGACATGGGTCAAACGGAATTGTCAAAGTCACAAGCCAGAAGTAGATGATCTCTGCCGTGATGATCTCTCTACTTGGCGGACGATTTGCAATGTTGCTGAACCAAGTGGCAGTCATCTTGGCCTCAATGTGCTTACTAATTTTGGATTTGTCACTTGACGTAAGTCTGGACAAAGTTCCCTCTGGAATTGTGTTGACCACCATACATTCAATGTATGATCCAGCTTCCTTACTTGTTTTGGGAACATCACTGAGAAAGGGCTTTTCCCAGATGCCCTCCCATTTTGAAAGAGAGGCCAGAGAATGCTCGATCTGAACAGTAACACTCGGCGCGATGACAAACTTCTGTGTCGCCTCGTCGTAGTTTTCTTGTTCGGGGATGATGATTGTGAGCATTGCTCTGGCCTCCTTTCAGGTAGATCAGGTGAAGCTGTAGAAGAAGTCGTCGTCGACGCCAGCCTTGAGCTTGTAACCGACCTTGGGCACGGCGATGACCGTCGTATCCTTGGTGGTGACAACCGGACCGGCAGCCTTGATGACGCCGTCGATGGTGTAGTCGATGCCAGTGGTCGTGGGGATGGTAATCGTGTGAGTACCAAGCACGTACACAGGCATGACCGGGGTAGCGTCGATGAGGACGGTACCGATCAGGGTGAAGACCTCTGCCGGGAGGGGCAGACGGGGATCAACCGCGACATCACCAAACAGGACCAGCTCAAGAGCGGCCAGCTTGACGGAATCAACCTTGGTGGAATCGATCACGATCAGCGCAGTGGGCTTGTACCCAGCAACGTCAACCTTGGTCGTGGTGACTTCCCAGCTGAAGGTGACAGCCTCCGGAGAGTCGTTGACCGTGGCGAAAGCCTTCTCCGACGGAGCAGCGAGTGCGCCGTACACGAGGTGGAGCTTGTAGCCCAGATCAGCATTGACATCGTTACCGACCTTGGTGCGGTAGACGAATCCGAAGGGCTGACGCCCCTGCTGACCGACAGAGACGCCGGTGAACGGAGCGGCAGTGCCGTCGCAAACACCGAACTCGTCGGGGTAGGTGTAAGCCTCAATGCTGCAGCCGAACTCTTCAGCCGAAAGCAGGTTGAGGTACTTCATGTTGTCTGCATAGACCGGATTGGCCTCTGCACCGGAAGGACTCTCGGTAACGGCGGTCAGACCGTTCCAAGCAACGCCCAGCGGGTAGAGACCCAGAGCGTTCTGAGGGTACATAACACCCTTGTCGACACCGGTTTCGTAAAACCGCTTACTGGTGGCATCCCAAACAAGCTTTGCCATTATTGCTCCTAAAAGTAGATTTCGTAAACATCGTGGTTGAGGTTATCTGCTACGAAATGTCGTGTGAAACGCGTGAGAGGCAAACTCTTGACCTTGTCCGGAATATCGCTATCCGGATCAGAGTCAATAACTGTGGCGGTATAACACTTTGTGCTGTTATAGACCGCGTTGTTAGCGTGCTTGTCCTTCTCTTTGGTGCGTTCATACACGACACAGGGGTATTTCATTGTGATGTTGGGAAGGGGCTGGAAATAGATGTTCCCAGTTCCCGACACATCAATCAGTTTCTGGTGCAGGTTCAGGCGTAGGCCCATTGTACACACCCCCTAGCGTCAATATTAGGCGGGGGCTCTGAACGTCCACTTTAGAGACAATCCAGAGCACTCCCGCCCATTCGACATAGCGCATAGCGAAGAAGTGTGCATTGGCAAACGCATCAGCAACGATACTAATTGAATTACCAACTGAAATATCATTATTGACTTTAGTGCCGTTTTCTAGTTGACGAGAAATGCGAAGAATGTCACCATAGTACGGATACTCAGTGATGACATCCTTCCACACTCCTGCGACGGTTTCTACGGCAATGCCATAACCAACTTTACCGAAGAACTTCGCCATGCTGACAGATACCTATCAGGCCTCGTAGTTGAAAGCCCACTCGTCGTCAGCGTTGGACGCGAAGAAGTACGCGCCGGAAGCCGGGACAGCGATCACGGACAGGGTCTCATCCACGCCAAGCGTGACGGGGCCTGCGGTCGTGAGGGTGGTGCCGGTCAGCTTGTTCTTGTAGACCACACCGGTCGTGGTAGCGACAGTGACGTCGTTATCAGCGAAGGTGGGGGCCACCGGAGCAACCAGAACGGCGTTCGAAGCAACCTTGCGGACGATGATCGCGGACTTCGGCTTGGTGAGTGCACCGGAGCAACGGGTCTCGATCAGGTACTTCTGCTGGTTGTAGTCGATGTCGAAGTCTTCGAACATCGCGACGTTGCCGCCCTTGTCTGCACCAACGGTGTAGTCCTGCAGGTTGACCATGATGCCGAGCAGGTCGCCAGCCTCCTCCATGACCTCAACCGGGACGATCTTGCTGACGCGGAGAGCCACACACAGATCCTGAACGGACGCGTAGACGCGGCGCTTCATGCCGTCCTTGATCATCAGCATCTTGGACAGGACGGTCTCCGAGGTGAAGAAGACCGGGTTGCCCGAGCCACGGTAGTGACGACGGTGCAGGGTCAGGGCGTCGATGATCTCTTCGGCCGAGGAGTCGGAGTCATCGATGTTGACGTAGACAGTGGTCTGGTACAGTTCGTCGTCACTTGCAATGGGACGGATGTTCAGCTCATTGATCTTGTCTTCGTCAGCGTTGGAACGGCCATCGCCCATGAGGATTGCGCGAGCGATTTCCTCCTCCAGCATGAGACGCATCTCACCCTTGAGCCAAGCAACGACGTCGAAGTCGACGATGTCGAGAACGTCATCGCGGTCGAGCTTCTGCTTCTTGTAGATGGTCTGCGGGCCGGTGGTGCGCTTCGAGACCTTGAAGAACTCTTCCTTCTTGAAGTTGCCCTTGATGTAACCCTTGGCGCGGGCGTCCTCCAGAGTGATGTCGGCGGTCAGCGACTTGATGCGGCTGAACGGGGTGTGGTTGGTGCCGCCCATGACCTCGGCGACCCACTCGGTCCGACGCTTGATGAACTCGGGGGTGGACGCGATGGCGCGAGCATCCGGGAACAGGATATCGATGTCTTCGATACCGTGCTGGATGACGTAAGCGTCAACGGCCTCACGGACAGAGCCGAGCTTGACGGCCGAAGACATCATCTCCTTGATGGCGGAGTGCGACAGGACGGGGCCTGCCTTGGAATCGGTCTTGGTGTTCTCGAAGAGGTTGTGCACGGTGGTTCCTTCCTGATCGTGCTGCAAAGTTGAGGAGCTGTTGGAATCTTCATCGGACTGCTTGAGATCGGTGGCGGGTGCATCGGAATTGAGCGCCTCCCCGATCATGAAATAAACGACATTCTGCTGTTCCTCGGACATGGAATCAAAAATGTCCTTGACAGTCTTTTCGCCATCGGCATGCTCAACAACGTCAGAGGAAACCTCATCAGTGTCGTTGCCATGCTGGAGGGCTTCACCAAGCATGAAGTAGG